TTTAGTGCATTAATCCCTAGCGCCTCTTTCAACTGCGCTATAGTAATCTTCTGGGTTGTAGAGCCGTTCTCCAATACCACGATATCCGTATCCGATACTTTGGTAGCTGCTGGGAGAGCTGATATTAGTGTACTTTGTATAGATTCAGACATTTTTCTTCAATCCTTTCTTGGAATTTTTTCAATTACTTTATTATTCTTTGTCATCAGGTACTTGCCATCTTTGGTGACCAATGCGTATACTTTGTCAATGATCTTCACCGAAAGGACAAAGCTTGCCCCTGCATTAACGGGGTTCGGTGTCATCCTCACATCGCTGATTAATATGTTTGCCATATCACTTCACCGCCACTTCTACTTCTGCAATCAACTTTTCGTCCAGTATTTCATACATGACCAGAAGCTTGTACATGCCTTTCTTTTTGGGCTGTATGAGGGTGTCCAGAATGTGTTCCTGGATTTCCGAATGTCCGGTATCCTCTGGCTCCTTCGCACCCCGGTAATACAGCTCATAGGAGGCTGCCGTGATCAGAAAATTTTCATTTTTACAAGAGCAGACTCGCAATCTCACATGCTTCTGTTCTCCAAGCTCAAACGGTACAGTCATTACACCCACAACCTCCCATCAGTTCTACATAGTATTCAGGTTCCAACAGTTCCTCATAATATGGACATGGCTCAATATGTACACATAAAGATGCCAGATCTATTGTAATGATATATTTTGCTGTATATCCTACATTTCCAGCTTCATCAATGGCTGTCAGATCTACCACAAAAGCACCGTCAAGGCTTGCGGGGACGATGGCTTCCCATCTGTCCCCCTGTGCTCTTGTAAGCGTGATATCCTGCCCGTTGATAGTTCCTTTAAGCATTACTACCATGCTTCCACCACCTTATCAGTCGGTAACCTCAACAGAGATTACGAAGGTTTTTCCAGCATCAACCGGATTCGGTGTCATAGTTACAGCCTTAATTGCCGGTGCCTTAGTATCCAGTTTCACTGTTCTGGTCACAGTGGTACTCTTTCCGGCACTGTCTGTAGCTACAATAGTAATAGTATTGGAGCCTTCAACCAATGTTACAACCTTAGACCAGGAACCATTGGAAGCAACAGTTGCCGCCTCTGCATTGCCGTTGTTAAGCTTAACTGTAACAGATACCGGGCTGGAGGTAAGATCATTGGTAGTACCCTGAACGTTACAAGCTGCCTGATTTGTTACAAATCCATCTACCGGAGATGTAACAGAAAGTGTCGGCGGTACAGTATCGATCTTAAAGGTCACACTCTTCTGGGAAGCAGCATTTCCATCATAATCAGATGCATCAATCTTGATCGTATGACTACCATCGGCAAGTGCCGTACCAGGGGTATAAGTACATTTATAGCCGCCGGAAATTGCAGTCTTAGAAATACTATCCCCTGTGATCTTGCTTCCAGAATCAATGGTAACGCCAATAGTTGACGGATTTACACCGGAATCGTCATCAGTCACGGTCCAGGTGATGCCTGGTTTATTATTTGTAATCAGTGCACTGGCTGTAGGATAGGTAATTGCAATAACTGGCGCAACTCTTTCCTTAACCCTTAACTGCAGGGAACCTCCCAAGGTGGAATGACTGGCATCCACCGTAGCAGTATTGTTTGCATCATCTGTAGCCCTGACTGTCACACCGTAATAATGTCCGGACTGAGAGTAGCTTGACTTACCAGGTGCTGTAATAGTAGCCTCATATCTTCCAGTGGAACTGTTATAGCTTAAATTCACTGTCTGGCCATTCACAATAGCCTGTACTGTTTTTACACTCATTTTTTTCATTCCTTTCGTGAAATATTGTTGATAAGTTCTTTTAACTGCTCTACCTCTGCTGATAAAGCATTAATTTTAGAAAGTAATATCTGATTATCTGACTGCAATGCCAGAACCTTCTCATGGTCGTTTTTCAGCATGGCAAACATGCAGGGGATCATAATACGGTAATTCCAGTTTTCAGCTTTGCCTTTTTCATTATGGTCAACAGCTAATGGAAATCTGCGGTCAATGTCCTCTGCCAGGAACATTGGCATTTCTTTACCATAGCGCTCATCATGCTCAGACAGATAATCATCCTTGTATTTCGCCCAGATAACCTTAATCCGGTAAAGTTCTTCTAACTCTTCCTCTTGAACCGTTTTTCCAATGGTCTTATAGCGCATAGATGAGCTGGCCACATAACCAACGGAATAGTTATTCATATTTAATGCCAGGGTATTTGCAGAAGAGGTAGAACCCAAACCATATATATTAAGTTCCCCGGATCCGTCATAAAATTCTGTTCCATCGTCAGCTTTCGTAGTTCTTCTTTGGGTATATATACTTAACCCATACTTCACCATCGGAGTCCGCCCGTTAGCAGATAACACGGCATCTCCGCCGAATACGATCCGGCCATCCTTATAAAGACGGATGCTGCCGTCATCTGACTCTAAATAATCGGAAATGATCTTCCAGCCGGCAATTGCGCCAGTTCCGGCAGTTACAGTCCCGGAAAACTCACCTTGGTTAAAATGTACACCTGTGTTGTTAATGTATCCGATTTCGTTCCCGGATGCATCCAGGATAGACAGCAGGCCGTTTCCATTATTAGCACCGCCAAGCTTCAAGGTACCGCCCTGGGCGAAATCAAAGGATATGTAAAGCTCCCCATTTACCATGGTAACGCTCTTGATCGTACCGTTTTTACTCAGCTTGTTAAAAATATCCTCCTGTGTCTGTCCCTTGACTGCATTGCTTGCCTTTTTTTCCGCTATTGAAGTAGCAACAGTGGAAGCGATATCATCAACTGTTTTTCCCTGGATGGAAAAGCTGCTGACCTTCATCTCCACATTTCCATCCTCATCAATATACAGGGTAACGGATCCATCCTTGTTCACAACCTTCAGCTTCTTAGCATCCACCTGGTCACCGGTTACATGCAACGATCTGATATAGGTTGCATTGATGTATAACTGGTTGCCTTCCTTATAGATACCTTTGATCCTGCCATCGTCTGTAAGCAGGTTAAAAATATCCTCATGCGTCAAAGCTGCCATATCTACCACCAGGGGAATGCTCAGCCTGTCAATCAGCTGGGTGGTGCCGCCTGCAGCATACAGAGATACTCTCAGCTCCACAAAATCCCTTGGCACTGCCAGGAACTTCCCACTCCTTGTAGTCAGCAGCTTTCCATTTAGGGCAGCGATAGCCGAATACAGCAGATGGGTTACCTCTGCCTCGTCTGTGGATGATGTGTAGACTGTTTTCCAGGTGTTCCCGTCTGCCGTCTCCTCTATCACAAAGCGCCCTGCATAAGGCGGCCTTCCACCAGTCCCGCTTCTATATCCGGAAAAAGTAATACTGTCCGGATACAAAAGTCCGTCAGCCCCACGCTTTATGACGGTATTGGAGCTTTTCAAATAGTACATTTCCCCTGGATCACCATCTGCGCCATCTTTTCCAGCATAACTCTTGGAAAGATTGAATTTCTTAGACACCGAGACAGTTGACAGATAGGTGGCGCGGATCGTCACCCAGCCTTTATCCGTTGTAAGCCCGGTCACTGTATAGGTCCGGGAATTTTTATCCCAGCTTCCAGTCACACCTGATGATGTGGTAACCGTGTAGGTACAATCCTTAGAAATGTCATTTGAGCCGTACATGACCGTAGCTGTGGTCGTGATCCCAGTGGGGAAGGTCTTATAGTTTCCGTCCGAATCGACCGGGATCCCCTGGTAATCATCAGACAAGAGCATGGTCATGTTCTTATTATCACTCAGAACTTCCGAAATAGTCTTGTCCCCAATGTGGACGCTATCCGGATTCATAGAAACAGACTTCTTGTCAATGTCAGCTTCAAAAATGACATTTCCATCATCGTCCATGATTTCAATTCGTCCAGTCTTCAGCCAGTTCGCGTTAATCCCCACTGCATCAAGGATTTTCGTAATGGTAGTGCCATCCACCAGGGCGCCAACATTCCAGGTATTTCCGCCATCCGTGGACATTCCCCACCCTTCCCGGTTCAGTTTGATCACAACCCGGGATTCTTCCAAAGTGGGCTTATCACACAGATATAAAATACTGCTGCCATCCTCCTGCTTCACAGAAACCGGGAAAAGTCCCTGCGTCTCGTCCATTGCTTTCTTCAGATCATCAAAGGCTTTGTCTATTTCCGTTTTTTGTTTCGACCAGACTGCCCTTAAATCTTTGTAAACTTTTGTTTCTTCACTAAATCTGGTTGCCGATCTTTTGGTCGGCGTCTCGGCTCCACAAAACAGTGTCTGATCTGCATTCGCAGTATACGTTACTCCAGTGAAAACAGTTTTATAATAATTGCCCTTCAGGTCCACAATTAATCCAACATCACCAGCTTCCCTAACTGGATCACTCTGGCAATTGATGGATAATGGCCTAAAACGCAAGCCGTTGATTTTTTCTCCCAAGTATAAAGCTACAGTTTCACCATTCCCCTGAACCAATTTGTTTCCACTAATCTCCAGGGCATATTCTCCTGTTCCACATAACGAGGAGTTTTCTCTTCCCCCTTCGTTCTCCTCGTTTACTTTTATTCCGGTAATCACAACGTCATCTGTTGACAATAGGCTGCCATTTTTCCATTCTGTTATCTGGATAAGCCTGCTATTGTCAACATCGATCTTATTGCTATTTCCTGGAACTACTATTATTCCTTCCTTTATCCAGGAAGCTTCCAACAGGTCTGTATCGTACCATCTGAGGGACAAAGTTCCATCCGCATTGATTCTGCTGAATTTACATGCAATCTGTCCAACAAAGCATAAAATGTCTCTAAAATTCAGACTGTCCTCATTCGGCCTTCTGTTAACAACATACCCACTATTATCAAAATTGGCCGAATCTCCTGACAGGCGCACCCCACAGCAGCTGCAAGCATCTTGTACGATTTGTCCCAAGGTAGCCGGATAAGACAATTTACTCAACGAATATGGCTTGTCAAATCTAATCATATTGTCATATGCTTTTACGGCTATAACAGATCCAGTGTCTTCACCAGGTTCCGCAGTATAAATTCCCCTATCCAGCCACTCTGTTGTCCCATCCGGGAGTTCTAAGCCTATAATTGCTTTTATCGTAGCTCCGTCAAAATCCACGCCAGTAAATTTGCCATCGATATTACTCAGTTTTATATTCAATTGCTTGGCAATGGCGGAGCCAAGGTCAAAGCTGTTCTGCCCAGACGTATTATCCAAAATCTGAAATAAAAGCAGTTCCATATCCTCTACCGTTTTGGAACTGCCATCCTGAAACTGAATTTCTACTCTATGATGTAATATTCTATTTTTCTTGATTGCCTCTTTATAGACATTTGATGCGTTAATCATTCTGCTACCTCTGAATAATATCTACAGATACCGACTTATACCAATATTCCCCGTCTCCAATGTCTCCCAGGTGTTCCTTACTCAGTGTTCCCCGATATGATTCTATCGTGATGTCTACACCGCAATCATGGAAAGAAAAAGGGAAATATCCGGCAACAAGCGTGTTCTTTATCAGTTTTACAGATCCTTCTGTAAGAAATCCCCACTTGATTGATAAATTTTTCTTTTCAGCAATTACATCTCCAACCATACGTCCTGAAAGAGTTCGTCCTGTATCAGATGTCCAGATCAGTTCGTCGTTCACGCTTAACGACACAGGAGCCGGGAGTACTACGCTCCCGGACCACAGGATTTTCTTTTTGCTGGAACCATCAGTAAAAACATCAGCCATTTATCTCACCTCCACCGTATTATATCTGGTGTCGTTTGCTGCCTGCGCATTTCTGACAGCCGTTGCAACCTGATTGGAATCCATATAGAAACCTAGCTCAGAAAGTGCCGCTACAATCCTCATAACCGCACGGTTAATAATGCTTTCCAATTCTTCCCGGGAAATATTTCCACCTGCCATGGAAGCTGCCTTTAACGCCATCTCCTGAAGCTTGTCCTCTGGAGAAACAATCTCCCCTTGGTGCCGATTATCACCAATCATCGCAAGCTGAGGCGTGTTGGCTTTTACAAAACCACCGTTAGCAAGCATTGGAATTGTTCCTATAGTTGGAATATTAAATCCATTAAAACCCCACCAGGAACCTCCAATTCCGGGAATCCAATCCGGGACTGTGATTTTAAAACGAATATTATTCACTTTGTTAATAAGGCCATTTACAAGTCCCAAAACACTGTTAAATCCACCAATAATAGCATTGATGGGTGTTTTGGCAATATCTGCTAAGCCATTAAACACACCAACAAAAATATCATTGATTCCATTCCAGGCTTTTTCCCAGTCCCCCGAAAATACTCCTGATACAAAATCATTTAATCCGCCAAATACTTTCTGGATATCTCTGATTGTATCTTTTCCGCTCTTTAAGAATCCGTTGAGTACGCCACCCAGAATGCCGAAATTTTTCGACCAGTCTGTTGCAAATATATTTGCAATATACTCATCAAACGGCCGAAATACATTTTTCTGTAGAAAATCGACCACAGAATCTGCAATCGTTTTGAAGCCTTCCATGATTTCTTTTAAGCCCTGGAAGCATTTCGAAAAATCACCTGTAAATGCCCCTGTGCAAAAATCAATAAAGCCACCAAGCACATCTGTTATTCCACTGATTACGTCCCCGGCTACTGACAGCAGATCCAGGAAAAGGTCTCCAATTCCCTGTAGTACCGGTCCGATAACTGGCATGATATTGTTGATAATCCACTCAATCAATGGCTGTAATAATGTCTCCCAGAGTGCCTGCAGGTTTTCAAATACTTTCCCAACAAGTGTAATGATTCCGTCAAGAGCTGGTTGTATATGTTCCTGCCACACTGTTGAAAACTTCTCGGCCAGATTATCAAGAACAGGTGAAATATTAGAACTCCAGCCATCCAGAAAAATCTGTACGATATCAGATATTCCCTGTGCAACAGATGTTATAAACGGGCTAATATACGTTTCATATACTTCTGAAATCTTGGAAAAGGTATCTATCACTGACTGATGTAAAGTATCAAGCACGGTCTGAATCGGAACGAGGAGACTCTCAATTGTTTGTTTAATTTTCTCCGCATTCTGTACTACAGGAGTAACTACAACGCTTTCAATATCCTTTATGAACTGTGCTCCGATCTCTATTGCACCAAGAAATCCATCTGTAAAAATGCCAATGATATCTGCGGTAATCCCTTGTCCTTCTGATCCAGCGAATACAGAAAATATATCAGAAAATGCCGTCCAGAAATCCCCGGCAAGTGATGCAATGTCTCCTGCAATATTGAACAGAGACACTAATTTACCTCGTATATAGCTACTGCTTTTAGAAAGGTATCCTTCAATCCCGCCAGTAAGATTGGACGCAATCGTTATTCCAATACTGGCAAATGAACCTATCATCTTTCCAAACGACAGCGCAAGAGAATTGGCACAATCATTTGCTGCTTTCACAACATCCGGATCTGTAAATATTTCTTTCAGAGTTTTCCCGATATTCTTAATATTTTCCGTAATGGAACTGATTCTCTTTTCAGAATCACCAAATCCTATCTTAAAGCCTTTTTTGAATACTGCTGCCAGCTCTTTGCAGCGTTTTAACAACCCGGACATCTTTTTGTCTGTTTTATCTATGACAGTTTCTCCCCGGGACAGATTTCCAAAATCAACTCCAGTTCCGCCGATGCCAGACGTTCCCATACTGCTTCCAGAACTTGGCGTTGAACTGTCTCTGGATGTATTACTGTCCAGTTTATTGATCTGGTCGAAGCCCATAAGGGCACGCATTTTCTCAGCTGCTTTCTTTGCTGAGCTGGCCACACCATTGTTGGATTTCGAAAGATTGTCCGCAGAGCTGGCCGCATTGTCCATTCCGGTGCTTGCGCCCGCTGCCGCACTCCCAATAGCTGAAATCTGCCCGGAAGCACTGTTACTGGATTTCTGACCGATAATCAGCTCTGTAAACGATTTAAAGGCGTTTGCCAGAGTAATTAGTTTTCCGATTACCGTGTTGATCACTCGGATAACCGGAGTGAAAAGATTTATCAGTCCCTGGCCAATTGTAGCCTTCAGGGAGTCAAACTGCAGAGTAAGGATCCTTATCTGGTTCGCCCAGGATCCTGAGGTCCTTGCAAAATCCCCCTGGGCTGCTGCCAGCTGGTTTTGTACGAAGGAATACCTTAAAGCTACCTTTTCGGCTTCTGACATTTTCGCTGTTGTCTTCCCGAAACCATTCGCCATAGCATAACTGTCAAGGGCAGTCTGAGTCATGACTACGCCAAGATCTTTCAAAGATTCCGTTTCGCCTGTGAAAACGGATTT